TGTAGATATAACCAGTATATTCTACTACTGCTGCCAACTTGGTTCCGTCAGCGGAAGAGGTTATGGATCTCCAAGGTCTTGATCCAGCAGAGGTTCTTCGTGTCCAAGTAGCACCCCCGTCAGCTGAGGTATAGATGCTACTATAAGATGATGTTGCCGCAAGTTTTGTTCCATCAGAAGATGAGGTGATGGAAGTCCAAGATCCTGCTCCAGCAGAGGTTCGTGTTATCCAAGTAGCACCTCCGTCAGTGGAAGTGTGGATGTTACCACCATATAGTACTGTTGCTGCCAATTTTGTACCGTCAGCAGATGAGGTGATGGAAGACCAGTCTCTTTGTCCAGCACTTGTCTGCTGTGTCCAAATGTTAAACATATTATTCGGTTATATAGCTCGTTAAGACCTTAGATGAAGTGACCTTTTTAAAAATAATCTCCATCCATTTACCAGCGACTGTAGTTGTGGGTAAGGCTAAATCAGCAATACCGACATACTCAGTTCCAAAAGATAACGATCGAGCCGTTCCGTTATCTAGTATATTTATCGACCAAGAGTCCCCGCTTTTTGTGTTAGATGAATTAGCGATCGTTAAATCTTCCGCTTGCGCTGTCAAGAATGAAACATCATAAGAATTTATATCAAAAGTCAGGGTAGAAGTGGAGGATTGTGTTTCTATCCTTTCTTCAACGCTTGGGAGCTGAGTAGACGGTACCTTTCCGTCTATGAGGTCAGCTTTACTATCTAGAGCCTCTTGCTGGGCCGTGGAGATCGGTTTGTCTACGTCTGCAGTATTGTTTACATTGCCAAGACCCACCTGTGCCTTAGAGACATCATGTGGATTTGTTTTGTTGTTTTTATGACTGTTTAGGTCGTTCTGAACAACGTCTGCAGATCCGGCTGGGTCTGCTCCAACCTGCTCAGCGGTGACTCCGTGAGGATTATTTGTTTCTGTTTTGTGGGTATCGATGTCTGATTGAGCATTGTCGGCTTTGGTATTTATCTCTTTAAGGAGATTTCCTTTGGTGATTTTTTTAGTCTCACTTGTCGTGGTGTCTACAATCGGCAAAACATCTACAGCATTTGCTGTTGTTAATTCAGTTAGTTCTGATATCTTTTTTGATCCACTCATATCGTTATAATTTTATATTTTCTAAATTCTCCAAAAGTAATGCATCACCACTTTCTTGTAATAAAAATGATAAGACTGGGCAAAATTGACCGTATGTACTGTATGGTGTCACTTTTGCGCTGTACGGTGTCACTTTTGCGCTGTATGGTGTCACTTTTGCGCTGTATGGTGTTGTATATCCTTTTTTCATATCTTTATTATACCATTAAGTCCAAGAATCTTGTCAAATAGTTTTCCCCATCTACATTAACCCAACAGGCTGCAATATCAAATGGTGGGGGAATATCTTAGTACCATACTCTTCGGTTTTTTATGTTTATTATTTATTTTTCCATGCTTTGCGGAATGCCACCACGAATCTCTTTAACCAGTTTATAGCTGGGATCTTGAATCGGGGTGTCGCTATACTTTCTTTTTCCGGTTTTGATATTGATGTATGTGTATTTTCGCATAAGTTTTCCTCTTCATCTTCCCAAATAGGTCGCTTAATAAATTCATAACTGATAATTTCCTCTCCATTTCGCACTGTGCCTTTGACTGTTTTTGCTAAGATATTCTGTTTCAGCAACAATACTATTATATCATCTAATATCTCAGGCTCTATTTTTATCGTAGATACTAATGTAACAGTTCCAAATATGTCCTCTGTTTTATACTCATATCCATTTTTATTTTTTTTCTCTTGAAATATCATATTTTAATTTACCCTATCCTACCCCCAATTTCTTGGGGGTAGTAAGGAAAAACTAAGCGGATACTGAAGCTGTTGTAAGTTTAGTTACAGCTGTAGGTATGATTCTGATATACCCTGTTCTTTCAGTCCATCTGATAGCTTCTCTGTCTGTGGTAATAAGATTGATGTCAGCATTGCCAGCAACGTTCTTAACTACTCCAGCATTGAATCTTGAAGCTACAAGACCGTTAGATTTATAACCTAGAATACAAGCCTTTCTCAAGTCTCCAAAGAGAACGAATGATGTATCAGCTGCGGTATCGGTTGATTTTGGCATTGCTTCAACCAGTACTTCTGGGTAACCCCAGACTGTAGCTGGACCGGATACGCTAGGAGCTTGATAAATGTATTCTCCAGAACCTGAAGCCTTGAGCTTACGAATAATACTCTTGACTGTTCTGTGATAAAAGAATTTAGCATTTGCAAGCGCTCCTGATGGTGTTTTATCAATCATGTCCAACAAGTCATCTGCATCCATTGAAGCAAAGGTTGCACCAGTCAATACAACTTCATTTACGTCAGTAGCATTCAATAGACCTGTGAATCCTCCATAGGTTGAAGTTCCATCTCCAGCAAAGAATGCCAAGTCCTCAGCTTTTGCCATTCCCTCTGCTACTCTAGAAGCCAAGAAAGAAATGAAGTCGATCTCGGTATCTTCTAGTAATTCAGAAGTTAAGGTAATGATTGCGCCTAATTTCTTAAGTGTCAAAGGCTCTTGGCCTAAGACTGCCTCTGTCGAGCCAATAACAGCACCCTCATCAACCCAGTATACAGTAACGTCGGTTGCAAGATCATTTGCCTTGTACTCGTTTCTGGTAAGTGGAATCGTGGTCATCTCACGTCTAGCCACTCCGTATTCTGTGATTAAGTGTCTAATTTCAGCAGAAAGTTCTGAGTCTACTGTGTATCCAGCATAAGGAGAACCTGTGCTGTCAGTAGTCATTTCTTTCATCTTAGTGTCATCGCCAGACAAGAGAGCTTTAGTGATATCTCTCATCAAGTTTGACAACTCTTTTCTCTTTCCTTTGATTTCTGGGTTATAAACACCAGCTTTTTTCTCGTTAAGTGCATGTTGCTCTTCTATATAAGCCTTAACTTCAGCTTTTACAGAATTTTCGACTCTTGTCGCATGCTTTTCAAAAAGAGCTTTGATCCCCTTTTCTACGGCCTCATCTTCGCCCTCTTCGCCTCCTTTAGGAGCTACTTCAGGCAAGTCATTGACTTCCGCAACTTCTTCAGCAATAACTGCTTGGTCTTCAGGTTTCAATTTAGAAACTTCATCTGCTAGCTCTTCTTTTTCTTCTGGGGTAGCAAATTCTTTCGCTAAAAGACCTTTAATCTTACTTAAAACTTTTTTCATATTTATATAATGATTATTTAATTAATAACTTTATAATTAGATGCCCAGTGCATGGGGTGTTTTGACTGTTTTAACAGAGAATTATCTCTACACTTATCATCACTTAAAGGTATTATTTTATTTTAAGGAGCATTCTTATTGCTTGGTTCGTCTTTCTCTTTCGGATCTGTTCTCTAGTCTTTATGTTCACGTGCGGGGTGTCTCTTAGGAGTGAATCTATGATTTCAGCTACTTTTTTATAGTGTTCTTTTTCTCTAGCCTCTATAGCATAGATAGCTTTAATAACTTGAGCTGTGGCGGTGTCTATTTTTTTGTTTTCGATATCTTCTTCTGTGTCTCCTTCAAATTCCTCATCGGATACATTGTCTCCATCTGTTTGATCTCCGACATCTTCGCCACTTTCTTCATTATTGATTTCTGATCCGCTTTCACTATTGTCGCTGTCTGTGGTAAGTTTTGGTTCATCAACTGGCGGTACTTCAATACCTTCTGAAACTTCGTCATGTTTTGGTTGTTCATAGTTTTCTATCTCTTGATTATGATCTGATAAAATATCAGTGTCGATTCCTTTCGCTTTGGCTAATGCTCTAGCATTTGCTGGTACTGAGACTGCTGACACCTCTAAGAGTTCAGCTTCCTCAATAATTCCCCAGTTTACAGTGCCGTCTTTATTTTCTTTGAATTTCTTGGGTATAAAGCCCACACTAAAAGCATTTAAAAATCCTCCAGCATATAAGTCAAATATAACTTTAGCTTTAGGGTTTTCATTAATTGCAAAGGTTATTTTGCCTTGTAGCTTGTTTTTTTCTACTTTTACGTCGCTAGCCTTTCCGATGACTTCTGTGGCGTCTCCGTGATTATGGCTATTAAGTATTACCGGGTTATCTTTATAATTAATCAAATCCCACCCGTTTTGAAATACCACGTCTCCGTGGCGGTCTACGTCTTGGGTTGAAAATATAGCGTAAAGAGTGCCAGCTTCTTTATCTATAGTTTTGATCTCAATAGGCATTTGCATATACGCCTTCTCTCCCTGATTCAATTTTATTTTTTTTACCTCCATATTTCTTTAATTATACCACATGCTTAAATTATTTTTTTAAATTATACAACACATCGACAGTTTATTACCTCTCCCGCCGCACCTCTCGGATCTCCCGGGTATTGCAAGCCATTTGAGAATGGGATATCTATTGGCCGTTCTTCTCCGTCGACCATCGCATGAGAATCACGTGTCTCCGAATCCATAACAGAAACCCATATCTTAGTTTGAAGTCCTCCTTGCTTATATCCTTGTACAGTTCCATACTGGGTAGCATTATGCACCTCCGTTCTCGCTATTGTGGCCGATCTTAGTTTACCGGTATCTTGATAAGTCTTTTGTATTCTCTTAATCAAACCCTCTCTTCCCTCCTCTGCTTGTAAACTATCAGAGAAATCTTTCTCTAATTGCTTAAGTGTCGTATTATTTATCTGCCTCAAAAAGATATCGGCTCTATTATTTATCCAGCTAACAATCGTATCACTTAAAGTGAATGCCCCCATACTACCGGCAAATTCTATCGCGTCTATGCCAGCCTGTTTTAGCAATTCAATCATTAATGGGGTGAATTTTTCCTTACCTATCTTTACTTCGACTTCTAGATTCAAATAGTCTCCTACTTGAGCCTTTGTCATGGATTTTATCTCTCCGCCACTGATTTTCTCTATGATTCTATTTTCTTGATCTTTAAAATACTCTTTTAAAGCCTTTATAAAAGGTTTTTCCCGTCTATCCATTCTTTTAATTTGAATATCCCAGTATAGACGTCTCATATCAAAGTCTTTTAGGGGGTGTGAATTTTTATCTTTTTTTTTAAAGTCCTTAGTGGTCTCTGTATTGCTATATGTATCAGTTCCTAGTGGTACCATGGAAAATGGTATCAAGACATCATCTCCATTCTCTATCGGTTCTACTTCTATGCCTAAATCTTTTAGAGCATATCTCTTTTCGTTTATAGTCAAGGCATTTATTGTGTTTGCGGTTTCTAGGTTTTTTCTCTTTTCTTCCGTATTTTCTGGTGTAGGATCTTTGAAAGTCAGAAGTCTATCGTCTGGGAATAGTCTCTCGTCTAGAGCCTCGCACAATATACCCATTAATGGCTTGATAGTTTCTCTTAAAAAGATATTCCTATCCGCTCCGGCGTTATCAAATTTTACGTCTACTGTAGACCCCATCATGCTCTTCGGTACCCCTGTTAATATACAAATATCCTCTAGGGTGGTCTTTTTAGCCTCAAGATAGCCTAATTCGTCAGGCATAAGCCCGAGTTTAGTGTAATCAGCACCACCTCCCAAGAATAAGGGCGTGCCAGCTTTCTTTGATTCGGCATATTCTTTTCTGTAGTCGTCTTTCACTTTTTCTAGCTGGTCTCTAGTAAGTGGACCGGTTGGAAACTTAAATACTCCCTCCACTTTTCCTCCATTCTTGAGAATACGTGAGTGGTATTGATCTATCTCTATCTCTGTATCAATTGCTGATACTCCAGCTTGCAACAAAGATACCCCCCTTAGTGGAGACTTTGGGTTTGGGTTATGTATATAAATAATCTCATCTTTACTGTATGTTTTTGATTCTTTGCCTCCCTTGTATTCAAATTCTGTGACTGAGCCGTCATCTGCAAATTTAGGAGTTACTTTGTTTGGTATCAATAAGTGAAGAGCTTTAATCTTTGGGCTTGATGTTTCAAATAGATCTCTTCCTTTTTCAACGTAAATAAAGACTTCACCTACTAAGTCATAGTACTTCTGATAAAGTGTCCAGAATTGCCTACCAGTAAAGACTTTGTTTGGTTTATAAAGTAAAGGCAAAAGTTCGTCGTTTACTATTTCTTTACCGTTCTTATCTCTTAAAACAAACTCGATTTCCGCAACCATATCAGCCCTTTTACTTATCGCTTTGTTCGTGTATAGTGATATCTCGTTAGCTGTTAAAAAATCTGTGCTTTTCCAATTTTTTGCACTTCTTGGTATACCATCAGAAACTATCCCTACATATTTTTTAGCACGTTCTCCTGAAAAACTCTTTATAAAATTA